CGCTGCTGGAACTGCACCACCGGCGTCAGCGTGCGCGCAAGCTGCATGTACTGATTGGCGAGATCGACATCGCCGGCAAGGATGGCCGCCTCGGCTGCCTGTTCGAGCCCCGCCGCGAGCCCGCGCATCTGCGACGGCAGCACCTTCAGCGGCCCGCCCATCGCGCCGAGCATCTTGACGACTTCGCGGCCTTCCTTCGCGGCGTCCTTCCCGTTGAGGCGATCCAGCGAATCCACCCATGCGTTGAATTCGCGTGTCGTTGACTTCACCGCGGACGCCGAGTCGCGCGCGCTCTCAGCGAACACGCGCTGCGCCTCCTCTGACAGCCCAAAACGCCGTGTGATGTCTTCGACAGACGCGCCGAGCGCCTGCGCGGCAGTGATCTGCGCACGCTGCGCAGGTGTGAGGGCTGCCACTTCGGCACGAAGGTCAGCCAGTCGCGCCACGTAGTCAGCCTGCGCCGATGCACCAGTCGACACCGACAGATTCACATCCCGCACGCCGCGGCTGAATGAGTCGAGCAGCGCCGAGAGGCCATTGCCACCGGTGGCTGCCATCAGGTTCTCGATCGCGGCCTGTTGCCCAGCGGTGAACTGCTCCATCCCCTGGAACGACAACTTGGCCTTCGCGGCCATGTCGAGGAGGAATGTCGAGACGCGCCCGCCGACTTCGATGCCGAACGCGGAAACCTTCCCGGTGAGCCGATCGATCGCGTCGCCGGCCTCATCGAGCGCCCGCACCTGCGCATCACTCGCCACGGCCGCCGCGCGCGCCGTCTCGCTATATCCATCGACAATACGCGCGAGCTCCCGGGCGCCGCGGCTGCCGAACAGCTCGACAAGTACGGCGTTTCGTTCCTGCGACGGCCCCAGCGCGTCGGCCGCCTGCATGATGGCGTCGAACTGCTTTTCAGGTGACGCAGCACGGATGGCCGCGAACGACAGCCCAAGCCGATCGATCGCAGATCGGACCGACCCGCTACCACCATCAAGCCTCGCGCCCAAGTCGAAGGACGCCTTCGTCATCTGCTCCAACTCCACGCCGCCCATGCGCGCGACATGACCCCACCGCTGGAGCGATTCGATCGACACAGCGGTCGCCTTGTGCAGATCGACAAGATTGCTCGATGTGTCAAGCGCGCTCGATGCGAAGTTCATCAGCGCCGACGCCCCACGATTGATCAGCGTGGCCACTGAGAATCCGGCCGCAAGCTGCGCCACGGTGCCGACCAGACTCGATGTGCTTTTTGCGGTTTTCGCCGTCGCCGTCTGTAGCGCCACCAGATGCGCTGGCGCCTGCTGCCCGAGGGCCCGATACTTCGCAATCGCCTCGGTGACCGTGGCGTTGACGCGCCGCTGCTCGCTCTCGGTGAGCTTCGACGCGCCGCCCACGCGCTGCACCGCTTCGGCCACGCGCGTGGCCTCCACGGCGATCTTCTGGCCGCTGAAGTCCTCCATCAGCCGCTTCAGATCGCGGTTGACCGTCTTCGACGCACGCTCCACGCCCTGCATCTCGACGACGGCCTTTTTACAGCCGGCCTCGAAGTTGCGAACGTCGAGCGCAAGGGTCGCGGTCAGGGCCATGTCAGCGCAGCTTTCGTGCCTGTTCGGTTTCGGCTTTCACCAGGTCGTTGAACCACTGCACGAGCTCGTCGTAGACGAAGTCGGGCAGGGCCATAAGATCGTGATACGTGTAGCCGAGCTTCAGGCAGATGGCGAATTCGCCACGGAGGTAGTCGCGTCGCTTGCCGGCGTCGACGACGAGGACGCCGTCGACGCTGACGAGTTTTTTGCGACCTCCTCGGCCTTCTCGTGCGCGTCGATCGCGTCGATGATCTCGGCGAAGGACGCCGGGTCGAGCGCCCGCACGGCTTCCGGCGAGAACTTCACCGGCTTCTCGTCGGCCCCGATGAAGCTCCAGTCGAGCACCCACGCGTCGACCTTGGCGAACTCCATCTCGTTGGCGTCGACGAACACGCGCGTCGAGTCCGTCGACACGCCGCCCTTGGCCGCCCGCGAGGTGATGCTGCGGCGCTCGGCCACGTTCAGCCGGCGCTTCACCTCGATCCAATCGCCCTCCGAGAGCGGCAGCCGCACCACGTCGGGCATCACGAACCGATTACTCTTGCGCATGTCCTACCTCCGATCGGGATGGCCCGAGACGGTGCCACGCACCACCGCGCCATCCACCGCCAACGCGACACCGCGCCAGATCCACCGCTGCTGGCCGACTGCCAGCTCCAGCGTCTGCGCGGCCGGTTGGGACAACCAGAAGGCGTCGGCCGATGCGACCGACGCCTCCACGCTCCACTCGCCCGCCCCTGCCGGGGAGAGGGCGTACGCGCCCAGCGTGGCGGCTACGTGGTAGCCGACGCGAAGCGCCCCGCCCTTCCCCTTCAGGTGAAAGCCCATGGACTACATCCGGCCCCAGCTCGAGGCCGCCTGGAAGCTGCACGACACCGCCACGGCGGCATCCGTGCTGCCTTCGATCGACGCATCGACCCACGCGGTGCCGTACCAGTACTTGGTGGCGGCGTCCTTCGACGGGTAGATGTAGACCTTGACCGCCGTCGTCGAGTCGCCGGCCTGGAACAGCGTGTCGACGCCGTCGTCCCAGAAGCCCGAGAACTCGCCCGACAGATCCTTCTTGCCCTGGACGTACGTCTTGTTCGTGTCCTCGAACGCCGTCACTTCGACCTTGTCGGTCGGCATGTCCAGCGACCAGCTCGACAGCCCGCCGACGCTCGACGCCGTGCCGGCGCCGCTGGTGCTCATGTAGATCCGCGCGTTCTGACCGTGATACTTCGCCATCGTGGTAACTCCCTCAGGCCACGCGCTGCGCTCGACGGGCGTCGACCAGCGCGGTGAGATCCGACATGACCTGAGTGGCGCGATGCGACCAGGACGACTCGGCCACTATGGCCGGAAGAGATGCGGCGACCTGCCGCCGGCCGACGTCGTCGACCAGCCAGGCTCGGATCAGCGCCGCGGCCTCCGAGGGCGACGAGAAGGTCGGCACGGAATCGCCGAACACCTCCCGCACTTCCGCTCGGGCTTCACTGAGATGGAACACGCCGCACGCCGCGAGCTCATACGCCCGCGGAGACAGCGACTGTGCCGAGCCCGGCGCGATGCGCGGGGCCGCCTTGCCGAACCCCTTCGACTGGCGATAGAGATTCAGGCCGATCTTGGCGCGGCGGTAGAGCGCGGCCGTGGTCGGGTTGTCCGTCTCGCGGCCGCACACGAACTGCCGCAGCTTGTCCCGGCTCCCGAGGCAATCCCAGTTGCCGTAGAGCCCGAGGTCGATGCCCGTCCAGTCGATGGCGCGGAACCACTGCACGCGCTCGGCGAAGCCCGACCCGACGAACACGACGTCATGCGCTCGCACGTTCTCATCGCCCGGCTGCGGGCCCGGCGTGTGCCGCTCCGGGTGCCACGCGTGCGGCAAGTACGCCGCGTTCGGGCAGACCGACCGGAACGCCTCGACCGCCGACCGCTCGTTCGTCCACACCCCGTGCACGAGCGACGCCATCTTGAGCTCGGGCTCCATGTCGTAGGGCGACTCGGTCATCAGGACCGTGACGAGCAGGCCCGCCCGGCGCATCAGCACCACCACATCCGGGTGGAGATACATGCCCGACACCACGAGCACCGCGTCGACCTGATGCCGCAGCGCCCGCTCGAGCACGCCCATCCCGGCCTGGTAGAGAATGTCGGCCTGCGTCGGCCGCGGGATGTCGAGCCCTTCCTTCTTCTTCCGGCGCCACGCGCCCATCAGCCAGGTGGTGGCCCCGTTGATGCGGCCGTCGAGGGCGTAGCGGATCACCTGCACCGGGTGCTGGTTCAGGCCGTAGAGCAGGCCCGCCTCGACGTCCGCGGTGGACCACGAGGCCCCAGGGTGCACGACGAGCAGTCGCAGCGGCCTCATGACGTCGGGCTGCTCACAATCAGCCAGGAGACGCCGCGGTGCTGCCAGAACACCGGGCCATCGTTCTCGACGTACGCCATGCGCTCCGCGCGCTTCGAGCAGGTGATGGCGAAGCCCGACACCACCGTGCCGCTCAGCCCTTCCAGCACCACCACCGCGCGATCGAGCGCCGCCTGCGCGCCGACCGAACTGGTCGACGGCGACACGAACTTGACCAGCAGCCGCGCTTCGTCCAGCGGCTTGTTGTCGAAGGCGTCCTGCGGCACCTCGCTCTGCAGCGTGATGACGCCGAACACCTGCGACGGGTCCGAGATGGCGGCCGATACGACCGCCTCCGGCGCGACGTCGCGGTAGAGCCCGCCCGGCGCCAGCGTCGCCAGCGTCGCGTCGTTCTTCAGGGCGTTCGTCACGGCGAGATCCACCAGCGCGCTCATGACTCGCGCACCCCCGGCGACCCGGTGAATCCGGGCACCCGCAGCGACTGCAGCGCCGTCTTCGCCGCGCGCTTCATGCGATCCCGCCAGCGGATGGCCGTCGGGATGAAGGTGGGCTGCGCCGGCATCGTGCCGCGGTTCGCGCCGGTGCCGGCCGTGAACCGCTGAATCGTCCCGAACTCGTAGAGATGGGCGTGGGGCGCCTTGCTCCGCACCTTCATGCGCAGCCCCCGCGCGTCCTTGCCCGGCTCGACTACCACGCGCGAGGCGAGCGTGCCCGTGCCGCCCTTGTCGTAGGACGACCGCAGTTCGCCGGCCAGGCCCTCGGAATGGCTCCGCACCACCGGCGCCAGCTCACGGCGCGACAGATCCTCGGGCAGCGCCTCGAGGGCGCGCGAGAGGTCGTCGAAGCCTT